GCTCTACCACCTGAGAAACCACCACCAAGAACTTGTCCAGCTCGACCACGCATTGATGCCATAATAAGATTATCATATTCCAAATCAAATTGCAGAGTATTTGCAACTTGTTCTCCAATGTCATTAATTTCAATCAATACAAATGCTTGATTGTATACACGAGCAATATCATAAATTTTAGAGGGAAACAATAACGGTTTAATTTCATTATCTCTATATTTTGCAACAATTCTATACGGCATCTCTGACACATCAAATACTATAAATGCAGAATAATCATTTTTTGTTCCACGGGAAACATCAGCAGTCAGCACATAAGTGTGGCCTTCTTTCGGTTTTTCATATAAATCCAAACCAGCATTAGATTGCAAAGGATTTATATATGTCATTGTTCTTAATTTTTGTGATGATATTAAAGTATCAATAGACCCAAGAAATTCACATTCAAATTCTGTATTGAACTGTGATACTGAAGTATTTTTGATTGTTTCTTCTTTCCATGCTTCATCACGGCCTGGAATTTCACTCCAATGCACCTCAATAGGAATATATGTGTTTCTTTCATTCTCTGCATCTGTCCACAACTTATAGAACATGTTCATACCATGTGGAGTAGAAACGATCATTACTTTTGTTGTTTTACCAGAACTAATTGTTGGATATACTGAACTAAAAAACTGTTCTGCAACATTTGCTGGGACGTAGGCAAATTCATCCAAAAAGATAATATTATAAGACCCACCACGAACAGCGCTTGCAGAAGTAGAAGATGCCAATATTTTACTGCCATTTTCTAATTCCAAGCTTCCCTTGTTCCATGTCATTACCCCTTGTTGCAACCACTTGGGTAAATTTTCATATGCAAGTTGTAATCGACCAAGTAAATCTCTTGCGGTGGCTGCCTTATTAGCAAGAATTGCCACATTCACAGATGCATTAAACAAAACATAATGCAACAAATATGCAATGATAGTAGTTGATTTACCAGACTGCCTAGGAAGTTTGCAGATGGTAAACCTATTATTATGAAACGTCCCTACCATTTCCTTCTGAAAATCGTAGAGTTTGAAAGGGATAAGACCTTCATCCAAGGAAATAATTCTAATATATGTCTGTATGAAATACAAAGGGTCTTTCATACATTTTGCATATTCCTCAACTTCTTCTTTAGTCCAAGTTTGTTGAACATTGGCCTTTTTTAAGTTGGGATTTCCTAGATATACACTTGCACCACTCATTACTTATCTCGCAACATTTTCTGTAATTCTTTAGTGGAACCTACAAACAATGCATTTGTTACATTCTTGGGTGCATTACTTGGCACCTCTTTTAACCTACGCATCTTCTCTTGCAAATCACCTAACTTCTCTGTAACCTCTGCAACATTTTTAATCAATTGTCCGGCTACCTCATATGTTCTTGGATGCTCACTTTCTTTAGCAAGTTCAAGAATACCATCTATGGCATTACTTCCCTTTTCAACTAAATTGTAAAACTGTCGTCTTTGATATTCATAATCTTCTTCTAAATCATTTTCATTGACACTAGAAGGATAATTAATAATTTCTGTTTCTGTATTAACAGCCTGTGGAACAATTTTTTCTATAACACCCAATTCTTTATTAATATTCAATGTAAAATCTTTTGACATCTAATCACCACTATTCATCTTCACCTGTTACTAGATTATAATCTTTTGCATCTTGATAGAATGATGTAGTTTCATTAAAACCAAAATCATCATCAGCTTCAGCTGAAGCAGGACTTGGAGTAACCGTATATCTCTGTTCTCTCTTCGGTGATTTATCAGGCGTATCTAGATATTGATCAACTTGAACTGTCTTGATAACCTTACTAGAAGTAACAGGACCATAGAGATAAAATTTAGTAGTGAATGACATTGTATATATCAAAGCTCTACGAGAAGTAAAATCTCCATCATAACTATCTTCATAACTGATACTGTTTAAAATTATAGGAACATCTTTCTTAATTCCCATATCTGACATATCATTAATAGTAAGAGTATAATCGGGTTGAAAATACGGTAAGATTTGTTCCACTATCTGTAATGCATCATCAGATTGTTTTGCCATAATATACAATTCAAATTCTAAATTATATGGAACTGGCATATATTGTGTATCTAATTGTTTTGTATTTGCACCTTTAACTTTTTTAAACTTTTGTACTCTACTTAATTTTCGTGTGGGATCATAAGAAAGATTTTTAATTTCAAATCCAATACGAGGTAAAGTAATAGCAACTTGTTTTGTCAGGTCAGCATCTTCACGCAAGCGTACAAGAAACTTCTCTCTTGGGCCATACGCAAGAGGAACTTTCATATGTTGTATTACTGTTCCAGAATTATCTTTGCGAACAAGAGCAATATTATTAAACATTGTGCCAAAAGAAACAACAATCTTGCGAATTGTTTCGTGATAGAACTGAGTTCCTAGCATTATGAATTACTCCCTGCATCCCCAAATGGATTTGATTCACTGAAATCTAATACTGTATCATCTAATACATCAAACAATTCATTCTGTGCAGTTTTATCAGTATCAAAATCACCTACTATATAGTCTTCTTGTATCAGATATTGATCATTGCCACTATCGGCAGCATTTTCAAGAATAATACTTTCACCAACAGAACTGCTATCATTTTCACCAAGTATGTTATCACCACTAGTCTCTTCTAATAATAGTCCAGTTGTTGTGTCCGTTCCAAATTCTAATCTTATCTCTTCAGTAACAGCAGATGATTGTTCCAAAGTTAATTGATGGAATAATGAATCTTGTGTGTGTTCTGTTTCAATTGCATCAATAGCTGTAATACCAGTATCAAGAATTTCAGAACTATAATCATACAGCCGGCATCTTAATTTATATACTGGATTACTATCTAATTGATAAAATGGTTCATCATGATCCACAAAGTTTATTTGAAACATTTTGTCAAGAATTGGATGGTAAATTGCATCACCTTCTTGTGGTCTATCAGAAGCTGTCGCAGCAGTATCTTGTAAAATATAAAAAACATTATCACCTGAAGCTGTAGACAAAGTAGATGAAGAAGATGATTGATCTATAGCTCCAGCTTCTAATTGTATTGAACCACCAGAGCTGGTATCTGTTGCATCCTCAATCTGTACTTGACTATCTAATTCTTGAAATCTTTCTTTATTAACAACAAAAGTTGCTTCACTTAAATTTTGCAAACCAAATTGATTCATTAATTCTTTTTCGCCAGCAAACCCACCATCTGCATCTTCCATATACATTTCTATTGGATGTTGCGTTCTAAATTTGGAAAGAGAATCTTCACCCCATACTGTATCTTCAGCAACAAGAGTACGATCCATGTAATAAACATCATGACCATAAATCTGTATAGCTTCTTTTACAAGATCACTATATAAAGTTCTCTCCGTTGCTATAGATGCAAAATTGCTTGTATGAAATGCTGTATTAACTGCCATGAGTTATCCAACCATATAATTTATTGGTAGCTCAAAGGCAAGTTGAATTTGTTCCTCAAGTTTGTTTTGTTCCTCTAATGCTTGAGTGTATAGAGTTTCACCATTCATGGTAACTCCACCCAACATAGTAACACCGTTGAATTTGCTCAGGTTCGCACCCCACTGTTTCTTAATCAGCGTTGTAGCATACCTTTTCAAATAGATGTCATCATAAATATCTGTATATGTAGTTGGGTCTAATTTTCTGTAACATTCAATAACAAGATAATCAACGTCAGCTGTTACATCATTTGCCCAATCCATATCGACATAAA